TCAAGGAGTGTCTTTTGTGCGTCGGGAGTAGGACGGGGCATAACATCATCCATAGACTTCAGTTCTGCAATAGCGGCCATTTCGCTCTCACTAAGTGCTCGCTGCTTGCACTTTAGTACTTGTAGTTGGTACTCTACATTGTAAGGTAATGGACCAGTTTTGACACGCTTGAATCTAACGTCCCAACCTGTTTCTGGGTCAGTAGGGTCTCCAAGGTCTTCTGCTGCAGTAAGAATTGCTTCAAACAACTTCTTCTTGAGATTGACGATTTTTACTTCGCCGTTATCAAGACACTGCATAGCGTAGCTCCAGCCACACTTTAGATCGGGGTAGTACTCACGAATCCAGTCTTTTTCTTTATTGTTGAATCGCTCTTCGTTGCGGTCAAATGAAAGACACTCGAAAGGAATGTTCTTACCATTTTTACCCTCTAGCCAGTAAACGTATCGTGCGAGTACGTCTCCAACAAGGCGTAGTTCGTTGTCGCCGTCTCGGTAAGAGTAAGAAGTGATAGATGATTTTTTTGCGCCGCCTGCGGCTTTGTTAAATGATAGTGCCATTAGTGTATTGTCTCCTGGTTGGCTTCTTCATATAAAAAATGTACTTTATCATTCTTTATAGAAAGTAGGCTATTAGTTGTGATAAGCTCTAGATCAAATTCGATAAGTCGAACGTCTAGAGAAGATTCCCCAGTTGTTGCATAGTCCGCTAACGGACGCATGGAAGCTAAAGCAAGATACTGGGCTATCTCGCGATAACTATGTCTGTACGCATTGTACAGAAGCAAATCAGGATGTATCAAAAATGATTTACCTGAAAAGTCTTTAAAACTATATTTATAAATCTCAGAGTGCCGACTATCCGGAATTGAGTTCTGTGTCATCATTTTAAGAATGAGGTACATAGAACGTGGGTTTCCGTCTGCAGCATCAAAGATCTTTTCCCAATCGTAGAATAACATATTATACTCTCATCCGAAGCAAAAGTCAAGAACTAAATTTCTATGCTCAGAGCTGTTTAATTGAATAACCTTGTTTCATGTAATAGCCCATTCTGTTGGATGCTTGTCTCTGGGCCGTTTTTCCTTTTAAATGAATGTCAATAATTACTGGGTCTCTTTTGTTCTCATGCTTGCGTACAACCCTGCCGATGAGCTGGGTAAGTAAAGGTTCATTATTAATAGGGGTTGCAAGAATAAGGCAGCTAAGAGTATTAACCGAGATGCCCTCACTAAAAATTGCTTGAGTTCCATATAAAACATTTTTATCTCCGTGTAGTATTTCATTTATGAGCGTCTCTCTTTGCTCATGCGGTACCTCGCCTGTAACACATATAGATTTCTCACCAGTCAGTTCGGCGCAGCTTTTCAAGAAATGAACTCGATCTGACACTACGAGCACTTTATGACCTCGCGCTGCATATGCGGACGCTAGCATAGCTACAGAGTGACGATATTCGTCGTTGTTTGCTATTGTATTGACTCGCTTTGCCCAAGGTATATTTGCGCCATCAGGAAACCGTACTTCAGACCTATATATGTGTATACTAGGAGTCATAAAGTTTTCTTTTGGCGGTTTAAATATCTTCGGACTAAAGTAATCACGAAATACTACGTGTTTTCCATCTTTGCGCTCAATTGTACCAGAAAGCCCGATCTTGTATCGAGCATGGCTGGTGTCAATAATCTTAGCAAAGGTGGGCGATGAAACGTGGTGCATTTCATCTAATATTATAGTTCCGAATTCCTTTCGGATTTTCTCGATATTCCTATACAAAGTTTGAGTATTCCCAATAACAATAGGGCTATCAAGCTCAAACCTACCACTCCCAATAATACCGGGACTAAATCCATAAACTTTCTCCACTTCTTTGGCCCATTGATTTCTCAAGGGTACTGTGTGTGTTACAACAAGTGTTTTTTGTCCGAGTTTTCCTGCAATTGCAAGTCCTGTAAATGTTTTACCCCAACTGACCCAGGCGTTGATAATAGAGTTATCATCCAACTGGTCGTAAACCTCTTGTTGGCTGGCTCGTAGCTCAAAGCCAAACTCAGGAAAATCAAGAGGAATACACAGCCGTTTTTCAACAATTTCATAGTCATTTGGTATAAGGTCCGTTCGTCCGATTGGTATAGATACCAGATTTTCGCGCACCCGCTGCAGATTTTTAATAACCTGTGGAGGATCGTTAGGGTTTTGCGTTGCTATAGTATATGTAAGCTCGTCCGAAAGTACCTTTCGGTACTCCGGAGTACACTCCATAAAGATGCGATTACTAAGAACTGCTTTCATACCTTTCTTCTTGTATCAAGCGGCCTTTCCTCCGCGTAGTTATATAATATCCAGGGTAGATCCCCGTAGTGTAAAAGCCCTGCATATACCACATCCTCTGAAGGAGGTCTTGGTATAACGAAACGTTGTTTTACATCTGCTAGAACAAGCAAAGAGCAGTCCTCTTTTCTAATAACTTGTTTTATTTTATAATACTTTAGCTTACAAAACTTACTTTTTTCATAGATAAAAGGCATTCCGTTGCTATCTATAAAATGTGAGTCTGTGCTTTTAAGTACACCTCTTAGCGTATCAATTTGAGACCTTAACTCATATAAGTTCTTATGAGGGGTTTGCAGTCGACGAATACCTAGTGTATCCCCCGGCATATTTTTATCATCAACTATGTTGCCCTCTATAAATAATAATCCGTCTTGTCTTTCCCAGTTTCCGGAACCAAGTTGGTAAACCGGAAACCTAACCTTTAGAATATTGCTATAAGATATCACCATAAAGTTTTTCAAATTTCCCCATTGAGTAATCTTCACCTATCTCAAAGTCGCATCCAATAGGAGCACCAGGAATATAAATACCTCGGTCCTGTTGAATTAGTCTTTGTAGGTTCTCTGAGTAAAACTCTACTTCGTCTTCCGGAACTTCAGCGAGAATAGAGTCGTGTACTAAAGCAAAAATTCTAGCCTCCATACTATTTTTCTGTATGAAGCTTTGCATATCTATTGCTCCAAGTAAGTTAACATCACTAGCAGCGGACTGAACCAAAAAATTAAGACCAGAGCGAATGCTATGTGACTTGATACCTTTATCGGTACTTTCAACATTTTTTAACCTCCTCTTGCGACCAAAGAAACTGTAGACAAATCCGTTTTGGGCAATAAATTCCTGTCTGTCTTCAATCCAAGACTTTAGTCCGTGAAAGGCGTCAAAATAATCTTTAATAACTTCCGACGCTTCTTTAGGGCTGAAATACTTTCCACTATCTTTAGTAACCTGCTCACTAATCTTTGCGGGCCCTGCTCCATACATAATACCAAAAGTTACTGCTTTTGCCGCTTGTCTTCGGTCAGAGTATAGCTCGGCTACTTCCTCTACCTCGCAAGGCAACTGAAACACTTTGTGAGCAATTGTACTGTGAAAGTTTCCGCCTGACTTGAATACATCCATCAAGGCCAGATCCTTTGCTAGAACTGCCGCAACATATACTTCTGCAGTGGTTAAGTCCATTGCAACGATTTTATTACCCTCTGCCGCTTTAATACAGCCTTTTACAGTGGGATTGTCCCGAGGCAGTTGTTGCATGTTGAGTTTACCACTAGAGCTAAGACGGCCAGAAGTAGTACTATGCAAGTTAAAGCCCGTCCTAAGTCGAGAATCTCGATCCAGTTGAGGTATGATCTTGTCCAAATAAGTATTTTTGATTTTAGATTTTTGTCGTATATCCAAGATGAGCTGAGGTACAGAGTTTTGAAGTGCGAGTTCCTTGAGCACTTCCGCATCAGTAGAGTCCGCACCCGTACCTGTCTTCTTTCCAGTTGGTTGTAGGCCAAGGTGATCAAAAAGTAACTTACGCAATTGAACAGTAGAATTAGGATTAAAAGGTTTTGCATTGATTTCTTCAAACCTCCTTATTTTGTCATTTTCGTATAGTTTGGCAATAGCTTCATCAATGTCTGTCTGCATTGCGTCTTGTGCAAGATATAACCTTTTCTTGTCGAAAGGCACTCCATTATCTTGTATATCTGTCAGGAAGCGAGTTCCAGGGATAAGAATATTATCATAGACAGACTTGAGCTTTTTGTTTTGCTTGATTTTGATAAATTTTTCGTATAGAATAAAAGTACACAAAGCATCCATAGCCGCATAGGTCTTCATTACATCGAAGGGAATAGCGCCCCACTGAAAGTCTGCTTTTAATACGCCATGTTCCTTCCGGTAGTTATCAATCCAGTCGTACATTGGCTTTTCATAGTCTCCATAAGGGGTAAACTTTAGAGACAAAGCTTTTAGACCGTGCCCTCCGGGATTCTCGTCTATGAGGTAATGGAGCAACATTGTGTCTTCAAAACTAGGAAACTTAAACCCAAAGTGATACTCGAAAAACGCCATATCGAACTTTGCGTTGTGGAATACTACTGTCTTGAGATCAAAAAGCATCTGTAGTAGCCTCTCAGTTTCGCTACTAAAACAATCAGTATCAATATAAGCCCCACACTTATTATTGTAAGAGAGACTGATACCCAACATATACCCATCACGAGGGTAGAGCCCAGTCGTCTCAGAATCGAGTGCAATGTATTCACATTCTTCTGCGATGGCAGCCCGAATAAAATCATTTGCTTTCTCCGTGTCTTGAATACCAAAAGCGATACTCTCGTCTACAACGACATCCTCAAAGTCTCCGGAAATATAATTCTTAATACTTTCTTTCGAGTCGTCCCACGCTCTTTGAGCTTCTGGCTTAAAGGCAAGCATTGCAGGATTAATAACAGGTAAGAACTTGCCTTCTATCTTCTTACCTGAATATTCTGTAACAGAGTTAACTTTTGTGTAGTACTTTAAGGCATCAGAGCCTACTAGAATAACCCAGTCATAATCATCTGGGTTCATGTCAATATCGCAGTCTCGCTTCAGTACCTTTTTAAGATCAGGGTTGGAGCACAACTGATACTGGTCAAATTCGAAAGCTCCTTCAAACTCTCGCTTAAAATTGGTTCTACTTGGTTTTGTTTCTACTAATGCAACTTTAGGCATATAGCTTTCTCCTTAGGTTATCTACCTGAGATTGGTTGAGTGCCCCTGCATCGAGATACTTATCTCCAAATGCAATATTACGGGTATTGAGACCAAATTTCTCGCACTGTTCTTTGATTTTTGCGGCCCCGTTCTGGCCCGCCTCGTCATTGTCTAAAAATATATCTATACTAGTAACTCCTTGTACAGACAGCATTTCTATCTTTTCATCTGTAAAATTCTTTACGCCAAAGCAGCATACTGCATTGGTTAAGCCCTTGTCGTGTAGATTAAGTACATCAAATATTCCTTCTACAAGAATAACAGAATTCTGTATTGTCGAAACAGTTGGAAACAAAGGCATCTTGGCTCCGACAGGGGCATTATAATATTTTGGTATCTGTGTTGTTTGAGTTCTTGCTTGTATTGCTACTATCTTACCGGTTCTGTCTCGTATAGGAAAGCATATTCTTCCGCTCAACTCTTTCTGTCCACTACTAAAGGCTTCAAACTTTCTATACGTTTCTTGTCGTATATCACGCCATACGCCCATAAAGGTACAAGCATCCCGTGGAAGCTCAATACCAGTACTTTCTTCTCGTACTTGCTGTATTTTCTTTTTAAGGAGCTGTCTCTTAATCTCCATCTTGTTTGCTTTCTGCCCAAAGTGAGTGAACAGATTGCCTTTATACTCGCAAGAGAAGCAGTTAAATATACCAGTTACTTGGTCTACTCTCATGCTGGGGTTTCTATCTGGGTGATCGGGATTTAAGCAACTTACCTCGAAATCTTTGCCACGAGGTAGGTAAGGTATACTCTTAGATTTAAGTAGGTCTTCTACATTCATTAGTAGTTTTCATCCATACCAAAACCTGCGGAGGCTAGGGCGTCCCCGTCCCAGTCTTCCAAGTAATTATCTCCATCATCCTGAAAATAGTCTACCATATCTTCCTCAAGAGCATAACGACACCCATGATAATAATCAATGTGTTCGTCATCTAGCATACTAAAATAAATGGCTATTTTATTTAACATATCTTTAGCAAGGTCAGTATCCCCTTCCGCCATTGCGCCCTCTAGCATATCAAAGTAGGGGCCGACTTTATTTTGTACTCGTGTAGATAGTGTCATCGTCTCATCCTTGCTAAGTCTTTCATCTCTTCTTCGTTTATGACGGGGACTGCGTTACTTTTGTGCATGGTTCCGATACCTTTAACAAGCGTGCCGGTGTAATACATTGGCTGAAGTCTAGCTGCAACTCCAGTTGTATCGGCGGCACTTCTGTACTCGGTAGTTTCTCGTCGATAAGGCTCAGGAGCGTTTGATCGAACTCCCTTTGCAATTTGTCGAGCGCTTTTAGTACTGCTCTGCGCTTTTCTACGTCCATCTGCTGTGTACCTGTTAGATCCATATATCATTCCCATAAATAAAAAATCCCCACTGATTGAAGTAATATTATACAGCAATCAGTGAGGAATGTCAAGCATTATTTTTATCAGAGGTCGTACACATCCTCGTCGGTTTTGTGAGACGAGCCTTCTATTTCCTTAGGAGTTTGGGCTGTATCGGGTCCAATTTTCAAAGTTTCCCAATCCATGCTAGACGAGAAATGTCTCATACTAGCAGACCTCATTTTAACACAATTAAAGGTTATGCACTGGTCTTCCTGGTCCCACGTTTCAAGAGTGTAGGCTGCATCTGCCGCATCTAAAATGCCTTTAGCAAACCTAGCTTCTCCCGTTGCATCTGTCTGATACGGAGAGAACACTGCACACTCATACTCTTGAGCCATGGATTTTAACGCTTTACTGACTTCAATCTGCTCCGTCCAGTCGTATTGGCCTCCTCGAGAGGGTACACTAGAGCGCTTTACTTGATTGATATAATCTACAATAATTACACTGGCTTCAAGCCTAGAGACTTTTTTATCAAGCTCCGCCCGTATCTTAGCGATAGTCAGGCTGGGGTCATAAACTACATCAAGCTGCTGAGTCGGGAGAAGCTCATGCTGCGTTGTAAGTTTATGGTGGAACTCGTTATAGTCTCGTGCAGTACTCTTTTTATACTCAAGCAGACGCTCTTGGCCGTGCTGGAATCGAGAGGCTTGCCACCCTGCAACCTTTTCCCACTCCATGTTGGTAAGGTTGCCAGAACGGATTCTCGAAAAAGGAACGCCCGTAGCGATAGAGCAACATCGTTGCAATATTGACCTACTATCCATCTCAATAGTGAAATAAATAG